TCAGCCGTCTGTGATACCGATTTTATACGCCAGTATAGCTTCCGCATCATCCAGCGCTTCAATCTCTTTTTTCATCGTGCGCTGTCTGACATGAATTTCCATCCCTTTGGTAAACATCGCCTGCTCTGCAGCAGCACTCAGAGCAATCAGTGTTTCAGCGTCCATCGGTACGTCATTATTGTCCGCATCCGTCCAGAAAAACGCCTCCGGCAGTTTCCCCGCTTTCGCTGCCGCCACCGACGGCTCAAGACGCGTCTGCGTTGACTTCCCGTAGTCCCATTTACGCCCATTGTGCTCAAACGTGTAGTTCGCCGCTTCCATCGCATTACGCCAGGCGTTGATCCCGGCGGTTTTGAGTTCTCTGGCTTTTTCCGGGCTGATGGATGGCTGTACATATTCTGCAATTTCACCGGCCTCTCCTCTCAGACAAGCGGCATAAATATCCCGCCCGTATGCTTCGGTATCGCTGGCTGTTGCAGTGAAAGGAACCGCCTGCTCAATGTGCTCAAACTTCACCATGCAATTAACAGCAGTGTGATCTTTATCTGCCCATTGCGGATTGCTTATTTTTTTCCACATTCATGTCATCTCCTGTCTGTCAGTATGCGCGCTGGAACAGCCCGATGCCTTCATTGTCATTTGTCGACGTAATTTCATTACACACCATCCATGAGCCCGGAACTGAGGATAGGTTGCCGTCAATGCCATCGGTGTTAGCTTTCATATAGTTCCCGCTTGCATCTTTGATTATGGCGCATCGCTTAAGGCGTGAACCCTGTACAGTTTCTCCTGGCTGATAGGTTCTGCCGATGTCGGTTGTATACGGGGCTAGTGCGGCAATAATGTATGTTCCGATGCTGTAAATTTCCCCGGGTACCAGCCTTCCGGTTGGCCCTTGTGGTCCCTGTGGTCCGGGTTCACCTGTCGGGCCCTGTGGACCTGTCGGGCCCTGTCTTCCTGTTTCTCCCTGCAAACCTCGTGGCCCCGTTTTACCCGCAGGACCTGCCGGACCAACCGGCCCCGGAACACCCTGTGCCCCCGCAGGTCCCCTTTCACCTCGTGGCCCTGCCGGGCCTGCATCACCTTTGGGACCAGCTGCACCAGCCGGTCCCCGTGGGCCTGCGGGCCCCACTGCACCAGGTGCGCCAGGTTCCCCCCTGTCCCCCTTCGGTCCGGGGACTGCTGCCCGGGTTGCTGCCTCTTCTGCCTTCGTTTTTGCCGCCTGCACTTCTGCCATTACCGCTTTCACAGCCTTTGGGGTTGCCGCTTTTGTTTCATCATCGCTGTTGGTATCGCTGCTCAGCTGTACAACACCTTTCTGTGATGTGCTGGCATCCGGAACACTGGCGACACTGCCTGCGGGACCCGCAGGACCTGCGGGGCCGGTTTCTCCCCGAGGGCCTGCGGGACCTGCCGGACCTGTTGCGCCGGGTTCACCTTTATCCCCTTTCGGGCCGGTTTGCCCTGCCGGACCCTGTGGTCCGGGTGGTCCGGCCTCTCCACGTGGGCCGGTGTCACCTTTCGGCCCCGGCGGTCCGCCCGGGTCACCTTTATCGCCCTTCGGTCCCTGTGGACCTGTTTCTCCCCGTTCTCCCTTTGGCCCCGGCTCACCTTTTGGTCCGACCGCCCCCGTTGCCCCGGCTGGTCCCTGTGCCCCTGTGGCACCCTGTGGACCTGTGTCTCCCTTCTCGCCCGCCGGTCCCCGGGCATTCTCTGCCCGTTTCTTCGCTTCCTCTGCACTCGCCGCCGACGCTTCAGCACGCTTCAGGATTTCCGCTGCCACCGCTTCCAGCTCTGCAAGCGCTTTCGGGTAATACTGCGCCTCATCCTGTTCCATCAGAAATTTATTCAGCGTTCCCGGCTCAGAATCCGCCTTCACCAGAATGTCACCCACATACGACGGGGCGTACCCTTCCGTGTTCAGCGTCACCCGGTACCACCCCGGCTCCACATCAAAACTGTAACTGCCGGTTTCCCCCGGCTGCCCCTGCGCCACCGTGGTGACTATCACTGTCTCTGTGGTGCGTCGCGCTTTCAGCTCTATGGTGCATCCCGGCACCGGCTTCCCGGTGCCGTCCTTCAGCACGCCCGATATTCTGACTGTCATAGATTTCTCCCATAAAAAAAAGCCCGCAGCAGTGACGCCACGGGCTTCAGGACAGTGTAACTTTACGTTTCCTCAAACGCAGTTCATCACATGAGGCGGATGAACCTGCGAATTATAACAATGTTTGCAGAAGATAAATCGTCATATACTCTCAGAACCGGTATCCGGTGCCGACAATAAACGCCTCCGTACGCCAGTCACCACGTCCTGAGGCTTCATAAGCCAGGTCGACCACGATATTTTCTGTCGGGTTAATCTGCACGCCTGCACTGTATGTCAGTGCGGTATGGCTGCGGCGTCCGCTGTCCGAACGGGTCAGGTGCTCCTGCTTTTTACCCTCATCTGACGTGAGGGTCACATAATCACCGGCAAAAGACGACACCCGGGCATACGACACTCCGGCCAGCGCATAAGCGCTGAACCATTCATTCACGCGCACAGATGGCCCCGCCATCACGCTGAACCAGCGGTTACGCACAGAATCCTCATGCCAGCGGGTATCGTTGTAGTGCGTTTTTTGCTCACCTTCAGCATTGGCATAACTGAATGACGTAATCAGCCCCAGCGTGTCCGTAAATTCATAACGGTATTTCACGTTAATCCCGTTCAGATCATCACTACCGGTAGTGTTCGTCAGGGCATGAAGATACCCCGCACTCAGCGTGGCCTGCTGCTCAGACGCCCATGCAGGCGCACCGGATACGGACAGACAGATGGCTGCGGACAAAATGGCTGCACAAACTTTACGCATAATTACCTCTCGCTTTTCTGCAATAAAAAAGGCGCCATTTCTGGCGCCCGTATCTGGGTTATAAAATTCAGCTAATCGTGATGCCTGCAGTGGCTTTCTTCATCACCACAACCAGCAAATCGCTGATACTTGCTGTGGGATACCAGTTATTTACCAGCCATGCTGACACCGAAAACTCCAGTGTCATGTGACCGTGACCGGCAGGCATATCAATAACGCCACTGTAAATCAGCGTATTATCCAGCGCGGTACGGTTATAAATTTCAGCACCGTTTTTCCGCACTATCAGACGGCATGAGGAGTAAATATCAGTATGCTCTCTCTTATGCTTAGCGCCACTGAATGCCACCGCCGGAATAACAATCTGCCGGTCAAACGGCTGATCGTCATAAACCCTGACGGTAATGGTCCCTGATGGCCACCGCTCCGGTGCACGGGAATCCCGGGGGAAAGCTTTGCCCACTGTTTTAACGAGATCGCCTTCAATCTGGTTCGCGGACAGTTTTCCCAGAACCCGACAGTTCTCGTTAATCGTGACGTTGTTGAGCGTCCCGGAATTCGCATTCACGTTACCGCTGATATCAGCATTTCTTGCGGTCAGCCTGCCCTCCGGCGTCAGGGAAAACGTCGGGGGATTGCCGGACGAGGTGATACTCACCGCAAACAGTCGCTTCAGGAACACATCGTTCATGAACAACTGATTCCCCTGCGCCACAAATAACGGCGTGGTGTTGCCGTCCTCCGGGTTAATCATCGCAATACGGTCAGCCAGCAGCAGTATGTTGCTCAGGGGCTGGCCATCAGTATCCTCAATCCCCGCTCCAATACCGGCAACATAGGGTATGCCATTTTTTGTTTTCTGTACCTTCAGCATGTAAAGTGCAGCAAGGTCATCATTTGTGTCCTTCTGCACGCGCTGTATCTGCTGTATGGTGGCGCTCTGGTCCTCCAGCGTTTTACTGACCGTCTGTGTGATTTCATTGCGGGTTTCGGTGATGGTGGTCTGCATTTCCGCCATCTCGTCCTTCAGCTGACTGTTGTCAATCTCTGCCCACAGCGCCTCTGCCAGATGCAGTTTTCCTATCTTTTCCCGGAAAAGTTCCAGATAGCCCGCAGCATCATTGCTCGCCCGTCCACTGGCTTCCACAAAAGCAGATTTACCCACCAGGTTGACGCTGCGCACATAAAACCAGAAATCCTTTCCGGGCTTAATGTGCGGACCGGAGACACTCCACTGACTGCCGGTCCCCAGATAACGGACAGAGGTTTCCACCTGTGCGGCGTCTGCAATTTTTGCCTCCGAAAACCAGAACTCAAACTGCACCGTCGGGTCATACACCGCAAGACGCGGGACTGCCGTTATCTGAAAATACCCCGGCGTCAGTTCAACACCGGCAGGCGCTGCCGGTGCGTTAATCCGGAACCGCCGAGCAGAAATCACTGAGCACGTCCCATGCCTTACGCTGTTGTGCCAGGTACGCATTAAAGGTCATCCGCGGCTCTGTGCCCCCGAAACCATCCGGGACCGTCTGGTCGCAGTACTGCCCGATGGCATACAGCGCCCACTTGTCCACATCCGCCGCCCCCAGGCGTTTTCCCATGCCGTAGCGCGGGTGAGTCAGCATGTCCCACAGACACCAGGCCGGGTTGTTGCTGTATGCCGGTTTCAGACTGCCGTCCCAGATACCGCTGTACGTGCGTTTTTCCGGGTCATAGTTTGACGGCACCTGGATGATGCGACCACGGATATGGTAGTTCACCGTCATCTGCTGGCCGCCGAACTGCTCCGCATCCACCTGCAGCCCCACAATGACCGTGTTCGGGTAGCACTGTTTCACATCGATGATTTCGGTGTATGACGACCAGAGCGTCTTATTCTGCAGCTGGTCCGTGGTGCTGTCCGCCGTCTCCCTGACCATCCGGATGTTAAAGGGCCGGGGCGGCAGATTATCCAGAATCACCGACGCCAGGAACTGCGAGGTGGTCTTGCCGTTAATGGTGACATCCTTTTCCGTCATCCATTTACCACCACGCTCAAGCTGAATCAGCAGGCGGACAGACGTCGGATTACGGTCACCCTTTGACGTGGTCTCCACCAGTGACTGCACCCCGAAGGTCACCCGCAGGCGGTCAATGTTCGCTGACGTAATGGTGCGTGTCACCGGTTTTGCCTTCGTCACTTCCACACCCAGTACAGTTTCAGCTCCGGAGGACTCAAAGCCTTCCGGTGGTGTCTGCTCCTGCTCCCCGGCACGCCAGACGGCGGTCACACCGTGTATCACGGGATTACCGTCCGTGTCCGTCAGCGGGGTTTTGTTCACCAGGATACTCTGCAGTCCCTTCACCGGACCTTCTATCGGTCCCTCACCAATGGCATCAATCACGCTCATCATCTGCGTGGATTTGAGATTATCCTTCGCCTCACGAGGCGTGTGTGCCTTGCCGCCACCTTTACCCACTCTGTCCCCCTCTCCTGTCTGATGTCTGAATCTGTTTATGCCCAAAAAACAACAGGCACCCCGGAGGATGCCTGTATCATGACTGAATAAAAATTCTGAATATCTTCACATTTTCACACACTGACTGTGGCGCGTATAATTTCGCTGCGTTAGTGTTTTTTTGCCGTGACATAAAAAAACAACTCCTTAACACTAATCTTCATTTGTCTGTCCCCGCAGCTCCGCGATCACTGCGGGATTTTTTTATGTTTTATCCCTGTCGACCAATAACCACCACCTTTCCGTCTCCGCCTTCATCACGGGTGCTGATGTCCTGAGAGATACGTCGTGAACCAACCAGCATTTCACCGTAGGGCACCGGCATCGGGTTGCCCTGGGCAATCATGTTGTCCAGTGAGGAAAAATACGTGTTCTGTCTGCCGTTATCCGTTGCGCGGTAATCCGGTGTTTTTGCCTTCGGGGCCAGCATCTGGGCCACACCGCCCAGTATCATGCTGGCACCCAGTGAAAACAGCATCGTGGTGGCAGAAAAACCACCGGCTGCCAGGGCTGAACCCCATAACGCCATTGATGCTCCGGCCGTGAAGAAAGACCCCACAATGGCAGCTGCCCCCAGCACAATCTGTAGTCCGCCCTTTCCGGCTCCGGCCAGTCGCGGCACAATATGGATAACCGTTCCCTCACCCAGTGGTTCGTGAAGGCGGGCATACACCGCCTCCGGTGCCGTATCCTCACCGGCAATGCGTATCTGGTACCAGCCTTCGTTCATCTGACGGCGGAATCCCGGCACCTGCAGCGACAGGGCGCGGATGGCTTCCGCCGCCGTGTTCACATACAGGCTGAAGCGGCGGCCAAATCGTTGTAAATCCCCGTGAAGGCAGATGCGTGCCAGTGGCGGTGACGCCAGACAGAATGCGTTCGTCGTTGCCATTTTTCGGAATACCTCTCCCGTTTACTCAGTTGTTCAGGCAGATGGTGAAGCAGTTCACCGTTGCCGCAGTAAATGGCGGTATGATTAGCCACCGATGCGCCGAAGCAGCACAGCAGGATATCGCCCGGCAGTGCAGAGGACAGGGGCACCCGGTAAAAGCCCGTTGCCTCCATATTGTCCAGGTAAAGGTTCTGACCGTTGCACCACCAGTCATCCTCACGGTGAAAATCCGGCATATCAATGCCTGCCAGATGGTATGCATCCCGGAACAGCGTGTAACAGTCCGTCACCCCGTGCGCAAAGCGCCGTCCGGTCAGGTGCGGAACGCAGCGGAATTTGTGAATGTCACCCCGGCAGACCAGCCACCAGGGCAGGGCACTTTTTATCTGCAGTCGCCGGTCTGCCTCACTCAGCCAGGGCAGACCACCGGGATGACTGTGAACCAGCGCCACAATCTCACCCTGCATCTCCGCCCGCAGCCAGTCTTCCGGGGCAATACGAAAATACGCCTCCGGCGCTGCGGAGATATTCACACAGGGCAGGTACCGCTCGCCCTCCGTCGTGGTTATCACGAAGCCGCACGACTCCGCAGGCGCACACCGCCGGGTATGCGCCAGAATCGCTGATTCAGTCTGTGTCATAAACCGGGATTTACTGCGAAAGTTTATTAATGGAAAGGAAACCGCCAAAATTGCCGACATTCCTGCGCAGTTCACACCCGCGCATGCACTTGCTGCATCTGTCCTTACGGATATCGGTGGTGGGTTTATCGAACTCATCCGCCACCGCCCCGCCCGTGTAACCACACTCATCAGAGCGGTAGGTCCACATACAGGTGTTCGCCAGCATGATGCGGCCGGGAAACAACGCACCGTCCGTCTCCGTCGGTGTCGCCAGCACAAACGAGGCCGTCATGGCTGTGAGCTGCGACATCTGCTCCACCACCCAGCGGTCCGTCAGCTCCTGCTCCGGGTCAGCCTCCGGATTGCCTGCCACAAAATTCACCGCATCCAGAAAACGCGCATACACCCGGCGACGAACCACCGTGGCCCCCACCAGGCTCTGCAAATCCTCCGCCATCCCGGTAACCAGCCCGAACAGATTCGACACCGTCAGTGACGGGCGGGCACTGCTCCCTTTCCCGTTCATCTCAAAGCCGCTGCCGTCAATCGGGTATGCCTGGTACTTCCGCCCCTGCCAGGTGACCGGCTCCCCTTTTTCATTCAGCTCATTACAGAAAAAATACCGCTCACCACCCTGCACCGTCAGGTCAATTTCCCAGAGTACCACCCGCGGTGACTGCTCTGATTTAACCGACTCATTCAGGCTTTCTTCGTTGATCTCCTGCATAAACATCCACCCATAAAAAAGGGGCGCAATGCGCCCCTGATAAAATAGTTCAATTAAAAAATCAAAAACGATGAAGGTAATAAAATGAAAATTAAATCAGCTAATAGCTGATCGCAGTGACCAGTGGAAATATAACTTCCACTGATACAGGCCATCTGTGAGGGCAGATGGCCTGTATTTATTTACCAGTAATCATCAGAACTGATAAGTCATACCAACAGCAACGATATCATCCGTTGCAATGCCCGCATCCCTGGTAAACTTATTCTCATCAACCAGATTGATTTTATAATCAACATAGGTGGACATATTTTTATTGAAGTAATATTTCGCACCTACGTCAACATACTTAACCAAATCCTGGTCACCATAGTTTTTACCACCTACAATGACATCCTGAGCACGAGACTGCAGGAATGCCAGAGATGGACGCAGACCGAAATCAAACTGATACTGCAGTACCGCTTCAAAGTTTTGCGCTTTATCTGCAACTCCTTTATCACCAAAGGTCGTCAGATTCTGAGTTTCGGAATATGTTGTAGCCAGGTAAAGGTTGTCAGCATCGTATTTTAGTCCGACTCCCCACATCTCAGCGTGTTTACCTTTTGCAACACTACCGGAATCAACAACGATCTGCTTTTCAGTCACTTTACCGGTTAAAGGATCAGTTTGTTCAATCGTCAGAGTACCATTCAGACCTTTTTCCTGATTATTGGTTCGGTCCGCATTAATATATGCGGCAACGATACCAAAACCTTCATATTCATAACTGGCTGAGAAACCGTGACCATCACCATTAGCTTTCCGGAGATCACCCCGATCATTTTTACCCTGGTACTGTGCCGCAAAATTCAGGCCATCGACAAGCCCAAAGAAATCTGTATTACGATAGGTTAATACCCCGGAAGTACGGGCTGTCATGAAGTTATCGGTCTGGGTCCAGCCATCACCGCCAAACTCTGGTAATACGTCAGTATAAGAACCAACATCGTACGCAATACCATAGTTACGACCATAATCAATGGTGCCAAACTCACCAAACTTCAGACCTGCAAATGCAAGACGGGTTTTATTACCCGCAGCACCCTCTGATTCAGCTTTATTACCAGAGAACTGATATTCCCACTGACCAAAACCAGTCAACTGGTCATTAATCTGAGTTTCACCTTTAAAGCCCAGACGTGCGTATGTCTTATCTCCATCATCCCCCTTATCACTGGAGAAATAATGGAGTGCAGTTGCACGCCCATACACATCAAGTTTATTGCCATCTTTATTGTATACTTCTGCAGCCTGCGCCCCCGCTGCAAAAATTACAGCTGCTGCCACAGCTGAAAGTGCCACTGTCATTTTTTTCATGATTTAATCCTTATTTAAACTGAACTATTCATGCATAGAGATGTCATGAACAAAACTCAAAATATTGTAAATTAAATTACGGGTTCAATTTTTATTTTGTTTCAAAATGTAAAAAAACAACTTTGATAGCACTTTATGTCAAGACAAAACAAAAATAACAAGCAAGCAAATTAATAAACGATGCTTTTAGGTTTTTTCTCAAAAACTTATCTTATTACCTGTTCCATCATACAACTGAAATCGCTGTACCTGGCGTTATCCGTAATACTCCACTCCCGGCACACCACCCTCACCGTCCGGTTATGTTTCGGCGGTCGCCACAAAAAGGCACGGTAACCACCATGCCACGATAAAAATTCATCCAGCCAGCGCCGGGTCGCCTCATCCGTCACCCGGAACACCGCCTGAAACGTCTTCAGTTGGGCATTCAGTCCCGTCGGTCGGCGCTGTTCATAACCGTCACCAAACCGGACCCTCACCACCGACGGTTTCTCACTCACCTGCATCCCTTCACGCGGGACCAGATGCAGCGTTTTTATCTCAGCCACTCAGCATTCCTCCGTCTCGTCGCATGGACAGCATCACCGCCTGCACCCGCTGGTCAATCAGCTGCACAAGGCTGCCTGCCGCCTCCGGCCCTATCTGACCGTTGGCCCCGTCATTCTGAATGGCGATGTGGTAGACCGGGGAATACACCAGACCCGCACTCCCGTTCATCCTGCCCACGGCACGTACGCCCAGCGAGCCATCCGCCGCCCGGGTCAGGGGCATTATGGCTTCAGGTCCGGCTTCCCCCATCAGCCCGGCCCCTTTTGCAAAGGCAAAGTACGTGGGCGTATCCACAATGCTGTTGCTGTACGCACTCAGGTTTGCCGAGGTATACACGCCGCCTTTTGCATTGGCCACCGCACCGCCCAGCCAGTCACCAATACTGCCAATAAATCCTCCTGCACCGGACATACTGTTTGCCGCCGTCTTGATCCCGTTGACAATCGCGGCATTCATAAGAACTTTTGATATTTCCTGCAGCACTGATGAGGCCCAGTTGCGCCATTCCACTTTATTCCCGTTCAGCATCTCCGTGATGTTATTCACCATCCCTGAGATACCCTCCGTCGCAAGCTGTGCTGCCTGAGAGGCGTAATCGGACGCATTATCCACCCAGTTACTGAGCCCCTCCTGCAAGCCTTTCTGCCAGTCCGCACGCTGCGCATCCGATTCGGCATAAAAGGCTGCCTGGTCCTTAAGGCGTTCGCTCAGATACTGCGCGTTCTGTGCCCGTGCCTGTCTGTAAAAATCCTCACTGATATCCCCGGTCTGATACTGAGACTGAAGGTCCGCATCCTTCTGGCGGAAGCTGTCGCGGATCTGCTGCAACTCCCGCATGCGTTCCCTGGCTCGTTCTCCCTGCCCGTATCCCAGCAGTTCGGCTTCATTTGATGCACGCGCAGCCACATTATCATTCTTCAGGGTCTCTTCCCGGGATCGCAACTGTTCCCGGATTTTTTGCTGGTCAATCAGGGCCGCGTTACGCAGCAGTTCATGCTTCTGCATCTCCGTCAGGGTTTTCAGTTCGCCCTGCGCAGTCTGGTACTTCAGCTTCGCCAGCTCTGTATTCTGACCCGCCAGTGCCAGTTGCTCTTTCTGCTGCTTCAGTAGCCGGGAGAAACTGTCTTCCGCTTTTTCCGTCTCTGATTTTCCACCCCGGGATTTAGGTTTGTTCGCCTCGTTATTACGCCAGGCTTCCAGAGCATTACTGATATAACGCTGTCTCGCCTCCTGATACGAATCCCCCACAAAACCAAGGTCATCCGCCGCATACCCCAGCCGGGCACGCTCTTTTTCCTCCCCCTTCAGTCGGGACAGGGCCAGCTCACGTTCTGTTTTTGTCAGGGCGCTCTGCTGTTTATCATCCAGGGTGGCCTGCGGCAGCCGTAACGGTACATTCACCAGTCCCTGACGCTGCTGAAGCAGTTCATTCCCCAGCCCCAGCAGACGGTTGAATTCCGTATGCTGACCGTTCATAACCAGCATGGACTGGTACACCTTATTCTGCTCTGCCGCCTGCTGACGAATTAACGCCACACGACGGTCTTCCAGCCCGGCAAGCACATCCTGAATGGACTGCGCTTTTTCCTGCATCTGTGCCAGACGGGACTGCTCAACGGCAAGCTGCTCTGTTGCCTGAGAAAGCCCTTCCGTTACGGTCTTCACCGATGTCAGATGGTTTATCATGAATCCGTCACCGGTTGTCCAGCCAGGGTTAGCCAGAACATACTGATATCCAGCGATTTTTTCCTGCAGGGATTTCACCCGGCTGGCCTGTTCATCAATCAGCCGGTTCTGCTCTGCCAGCGCCGCCCGTGTTCGTCCTTCATTATCTGAGGCTTCAGGCAAAGACATTGACGGCGTTTTATGCGCGATTTCATCTATCGTCAGTGCATACTGGCGCGCTGACTCCCTGGCCTGCTCCTGATTCTGGTACAGCGTATACCATGCTGCTGCCCCCAGCATCACCAGTCCGGGTACGCCACCAACCAGTCCCAACGCACCAGTCATCAGACGTGAGCCCACCGCCGTTGTACTGTTCAGCGCATTCTGGGCTGCGGTTCTGGCAGCAATATTTCTGTTCAGGCGTTCCTGTGTGGCCGCCAGACGGGCTTCTGCAGCAATCTGCATCTCCGTCCCGCGGGCTGCCGCCACAGCCTGCTGTGCACGGTACACGGCTGCCCTTGCCCGCGCCGTGGCAATCTGCGTCCCCCTGAGCTGTGCTTCCGCCAGTGCCACTTCATTACGTGCTGCCGTCACAAGTCCTGCCGTGGCAGACACCGCTCCGGAGGCCATATTGCCAAAGTACCGGGCAACCCCGACGGCAACCAGCGCCCCCGCGGCTGTTGCCACATTATCAATATGTCCGGCAACACCGTTCAGCACGCCGGAGAGCGTTTTCGTCGCTCCGCTGGCTTCATTCGCGCCACCCACCCAGGCCATAAAGGCGTTTTCCACCTTTGTGATACTACCGGAAACCGTTTCCGGCATGGCGGCATATTCATCACGCAATACCCCCAGCTGGCTGATTAACGCAGGAACGACTTTATCCGCCGTCAGTTTGCCGTCGTCCGCCATCGCCTTAAGGTCTTTACGGGCCACGCCCATACCCGCAGCCAGTGCACGTACGATCCGGTCTCCGCTTTCATTGACCGAATTAAATTCCTCACCGCGTAACACACCCTGTGCCAGCGCCTGGCTGAACTGGGTGATCACCGAGCCCGCCTCTGCCGTACTGGCACCGGAGATTTTCAGCCCCGTGGAAATGGCCTCCGTCACCTTCAGTACATCACCGGCACTGTAGCCATATTCACGCATTGAGGCTGCCGAGCGGGCAAACAGGGCCGCATTATCTGAAAATGCCGTGCCCGTCCGCTGGCTGATATCCATCAGCACTTTCTGTGATGACGAAAATTCATCGGATGACTGCGACGCCTGTTTCAGTCGGGCATTCACGGAACTCCATTCATCGGCCAGAGAAATCAGGTGCCCGGTGGCAAAGGCACCTGCAAATGCCCCCGCCGTTCCGGCAGCTGAAGCGCGGATTTCCGTCAACTGGCTGTTCAGCTCAGCCAGGGCGCGTCGCTGCTCCCGGGCGACTGCGGCAGCCTGACGCCCGCCATTCTGCAGGGTCCGGTAATATTCACTGCCCATGCGGGAAGCCCGCTGGATCTCCGACTGGAATGACTGCGAATTTGCCGAAATTTTGATAATCAGTTCACGTAACGTCGCCATTCACCTTTCTCCGGGCGTAAAAAAACCGCCTCAGCGGTTCTCATCATTCATGACTGTGCTGCAAAGCTCAGCGCGTCTTCCAGCGCCGCAAACGGATCCACCTCCGGCTTATCCTCATCCTCGCCCCAGCAGAGCATGGCGTCCTTCAGTGCAACATTCATCCCCTGTGCCCCAAAAACCGCTTTCACGATCTGTGCATTACGGATATCCCCGCGCTCATCACCCAGCGGGGATACCCTGTCGAACTCCATCCACATCATCGCCTCGCTCGCACTCAGGCTGTGCCGCAGTTCGGATAAGGTGCGCCCCAGACGGAGCGCAAGTCGCATCAGAAAGCGAATTTCCGGGCGGGCTACTTTTTTCTGGCCGACTCTGCATCAGCGATCAGTTCCAGTGCCTGACGCAGCAACCGGGCATGTACCGGACCATAGACGGCCAGCACCTGCTCACGGTCGTCCGGAGTGAACACCCGCTGCAGATCCGTATCACACAGCACATCGCAGAACAGCGTCACATCCGCTTCCAGGTTACGGCGGGTTTTCGCCACCACCGACAGGGTATCGTCATCCTCTCCATCACCATTGAGCACTTCCTGCCACAGATACCAGGCCTCTGCCGAAGGCTCCCGCAGCACCACGCTGACATTACCCCATTCCGGCACCTTCACCGTTTTATGACGAAACCCTGACAGTCTGGCCAGCGCCAGCGTTTTCAGATCTTTTGCCATAAGCCTTATCCGCCCGCACCATTAACCGTTACTGTACACGCGTCAGAGGTAATGCTCTGCGGCTGTTCTGCAGAATCCGTTACCTCGCAGGTATAAGCCCCCTTATCACCTGACTGCGTATTGGCTTTACTGAAAGTGTCAGTAGTCTGTCCCTCTACCGGCTGACCATCCTTCTTCCAGGCGTGTTTATAAGGCGGCGTTCCCCCGTTGACACTGACTGACATTGTCAGCAGCGCACCGGTATTCACGGTAAGTGTCTTCTCCAGATTTTTCACAAACGCCAGCGGTACCACATAGGACACCGGTTTACCCTTCAGGCGCAGTGAAAACGTTGCAGCCACCACGCCGTTGGTACCGGATGACCAGGTGTGCTGACGCACTTCCGCCAGGAACTTAAAGCCCTTACCGGACGGAAACTGCACCTTAAACGCATACACCGTGTCATTGTCATAGGCATCACGCAGGGCGTTCTGGGCCTGATTCAGATAAAAATTACCCGACATGGAAATCTCGGACGACGCCCCCAGACCGTTGATGTTCTCCTGCTCTGTGGAGCAGAGCGTGGTCACATCAATATCCTGTTTCTGACCGGCGGTGAACTGGACTTCCTTGATGGTGCAGTCCAGGCGCAGATATTCCGCCTTATCCATAGTTTCAGCAGTCGCCGGGGCAGATGAAATCATCACCTGCGTCAGCTGTGAGCGTTCATACAAAGCAGACATTCTGCCTCCTGATAATAAAAAACCCGCACGCGGCGGGGTATGGGTTTTGTAGAAAAAAAGAAAAAGTCACACCGTGACCTGAAACTCCAGGGTTGCACGGTAACAGCGGTTTTCCGGAATATAGTCCTGCATTTCACTGACGGACCCCGGGGCCAGCAGCATTATGGCTTCACGGGCGTCCTGACGTATCTGACGCGCCTGCGTCACAGTCCCGGCATAAACGTCTATCTGCACCGACACTGAGGACTCCGCCTGCCCGCCCATCACGTCCGCTGACACCGATGAAATCAGGCTGAAAACCACCCACGGAAGCGCCACCGACGGCCTGCCATCCAGCAGGGGGACCACATACGGGTACACCTGCCCGCCGGCAAGATGCGCCAGATGAGGATACAAATCCGCCTCCGTCATCGTCTCAGTACCTCATCAATGGCCCGGTTCATCCGCGCAATCGCCACCTGAGCTGCCTGTTCACTGCGCACATCAAACGCCGGGCGCACAAACGGGTGCGGTGGCATATTCACGGTCCCCATTTCCACAAACCGCCAGTAGAAGGCATTGCGGGGATTATCCGCCTTCATGGTGTTATCACTGTTGCCGGTGTCCGGATTAACACCACGGATATGCACACCGGATTCCATCCCGCCATCGCGGGAGCGCCGGGAAAGGACCACCACATTGCGGCGCAGTTTTCCCCTGCGCACCGGTGCCCGTGACACCACTTCTTCTTTCAGTTCATTCGCCCCCGCGCGGGTTGCCTCACGCAGTACCCGGTTGTTTTCTGCACCACTCAGAAGCTGCAAATCACGGCTTATTTCTTCAAGTCCCGAAAAATCCAGCAGGGTTTCGATCATTTTTCCCCTCCCAGCCGACAAAGAATTTCCAGGCGCCCGCCGGTCGCATCCGGCACGGGCACCCCGACAACATTCAGGATACAGTCACGCCAGGGACCACTCAGCACATGAAGTCGTGACGCCGCCGTGATTTCACGACCAGACTGACCGCGCACCCAGATGCGGATTTCCGCCTGCGCCATTTCCGCACCGGACTGCATCCGCTCCCGGCTGCTCCTGCCCCGGATATCCGCATGAATTTTCCCGCATGACACCCATTCTTCCGTCATTTCTCCGGCAGCATTACGGGTTAACACCGGGTTCAGAACACTTATCATCTGTGTCAGACGACCTGCAGATATTGCCATTCCCCCTCCTCATAACACCGTCGGACAACGCAAATCGTAAATCAGCACGGAAACAGAAAACGGCAACTCCCCCTGCACGAGGTCTTCCCGCTCCGCAAGATCCGGATTCCGGTACAGCATCCCGGTCAGTCGCATGGCAGCCCCCTTCATCCGGGTTAATGCCTCACCCGGGATCAGTTCACCGTCCTCACGAATCACCTTATCCCGGCTGCCCTGAATGTAGGCCAGCAGCACGGCGGTAGCCTGACGAACCTTGTCCATCAGCATCTCATCATCCGCGTCATGGTCAACACGCAGATGTGCCTTGATCTCCTCCAGTGTCAGTAATGCCGTCATTTTCCGCCTCCTGCATCCCGCCCACGTTTTGCAGCCAGGGTCCAGGCTGATGAATGAGCTTCTCCGGGTTTATCTTCGGTCATACTGTTGCAGTGCCACAGCGAGCCCCCCCACGTCACCGTATCGCCGGGGTGGTAGGTTTCACCGGCTCTGAACACACCGCGGTAGAGCATCACCGGCAGGGAAAATGTTTTTTCCGTACGCTGGCCACTGCTCTGCCGGACCACCACAGTGAACGACCGTTCGCCGGTCATGCTGACGTCAATATCCGCCACCCCGTCAACCAGGCATTCCCATCCCCGCATCCCGTGCGTTTTTTCATACGCCCGCCAGAGTCCGCCCTGGTGTGTGGCATACGTGCCCCGGGGAAAGGATTTTTGATCGTCAATGGCAGGGAGTATTTCCAGTGCCGTGGCATCACGCCCGTCCTGCGGAGCCGGCAGGGCACTCACCGCATCCAGAACCGCCTTCTGCAGAACATCCGGATCGTAGTCACGACCGTCGCGCGGAACAGGAATATGGCTTACCGCCTCCTTCACCATCTGTTCAAGCATCGGACGCACATCATCCGGGGTGAGACTTTTACCGTCCGCCGGCTGTGGAATATTTGCGACCGCATCATTCACCGCCTTCTGCAGTACATCGGGATCATAGTCACGACCGTCGCGCGGAACAGGAATATGGCTTACCGCCTCCTTCACCATCTGTTCAAGCATCGGACGCACATCATCCGGGGTGATACTTTTTCCGTCCGCCGGTAGCGGAATATTTGCGACCGCATCATTCACCGCCTTCTGCAGTACATCGGGATCATAGTCACGACCGTCGCGCGGAACAGGAATATGGCTTACCGCCTCCTTCACCATCTGTTCAAGCATCGGACGCACATCATCCGGGGTGATACTTTTTCCGTCCGCCGGTAGCGGAATATTTGCGACCGCATCATTCACCGCCTTCTGCAGAACATCGGGATCATAGTCACGACCATCACGCGGTACCGGAATGGCCCCCACCGCATCATCCACCATCGCCTGCAGAACAGAGCGAACCTCATCCAGCGTCACATGCTTCTGTAGTACCGCGGACAGGGAAGCCAGTTTCTCTTCAGACTGCTGCGCCTGCGCAGCCATCTTTTCTTCAAATGTACGCTGTAAATCCGTTATCACCGCGGCGAATTCTTCGCCCAGTGCACGGATAATGGACAGTTCACGTTCATTCATTTTTTCAGTATCCCCCTGAACATCGCCTTCACCACATCATGCTCTGTTTCACTGATTGCCTTATTACCGTCAGATGCGCCGTCAGGCAGCTCGGCTGAAACTCTTTTCCCGGACGACGCGAACGGATCTTCACGGGCATCACGACGGGACAGCGCCTCCAGACTGTAGTTCTGCTGCTGAAGATACAGTGCGTCACCTCCCGCAAGAGGCGGCAGGTTCTCCCGTTTACGGGCCTCATTGGGCGTGAGAAGCGTATTTTTCACCGCATCCCCCAGCGTTTTCATGCGCCGCTCACTGTCCATTCTCAGCAGCGTGGTGACATCAAATTCTGTACTCTCGTTTTCTCCCGTTTCCAGCGCCTCATCCAGTAACAGTTCAATGGACTCAATCAGCGTCTGCAGGCACTGGGAATAATACTGCTGCTCCAGCGCCTCCACGTTGTCACTGGAAGGCGGTTGTCCCACGCCAATCTTGTAGGCCGGGACACGGAACACCGAACAGACAATTTCAGCGGTCATCTTCAGTTGTTCCACCGTCTGCGCATCCACCGGTGAAAACGTCGTGGGGTTGTATTTTGCCCCGTTGCTCAGAATGGCCGTTTTACCCGCATTTTCGCCTGTATACCCGCTGTCCCAGTTGCTCTTCAGTTTTTTCGCATTTTCTTCCGTAATACTGCCGGGGATCTCAATCACCCCGGACGGCCTGCCGCCATTTCTGAAAAAAGACGTCGAATTTTCCTGAATATGATGCCCCTGCATGGCCGCCAGCCCGGCGGCATACACCGGCGGCAATCCTATAAGCGGATGAAAAAAACAGTTAAACCGGTCGTGGATCACTTCCCGGGCAGGCACCGTCACCGCCTCAGTGATCCCACAGTTCCGGTCCGGCGTGATGCGGTAGAACACCTCGCCGTCATCCGCCACCAGAGGTTCAACCCGGCTCCAGTCCAGAATACGCAGTTCTTTGATCTGCCCCCGGGCATTACGGATTTTCAGCACCACCGTATTGCCGTGACGCAGTTTGGCGTTCAGCCACAGTTCAAAAAACTGGATGCGGTTCTGCTGGGCGTTGGGACGACGACAGAGGCGGGCAATATCCCCCCGGCGCGTTTCCCTGCGTATCCCATGCGCATCCGTCTGCATAAGACGCAGCCGCATTTTGGCGATATCCTGGGATATCAGCGAAATGCACGAAAACACCGCATGAAAGGAGAGGACACTTTCCGGATCGGTTTTCACGCCCTGCTGCCAGGCACCGGCAAAGGGCTCAGCCACCGCCTGAAACAGGCTGGTCCAGCCCGCCTCTCTTACGTCACGTCCTGATTTCTGGTTTTTTCGGGTTCGCCGTAAAAGGTTCCACATTCGCCATGCTCCGCATCACGTTTCTTTTTCTGACCTGCCGGACGTCGCACCGTGATGTACTCCGCCTTTCCCAGGCGAACCAGCACCTCCGCACACGGCTGTGCCACATCACGGATATCCCCGACCCGGGCATCATGCGTACCATGCAGATATCGGATCTTTGCCATAACCTGTTACGGGAGGCGCACACCTCCCGTCCTCCTTATCAGACTCAGCCGCCGGACGCACTGCCGTAGTTCACTCCGGTGATCACCGCCACCGCCGCGGTACGGCGACGACGCCAGTTGATCCAGCGCTCCGCACGGATGGCCACGCTGCCTGTCTGGAACATGGAAACCAGCTCCACCGGCGACGGCGTGGTACTGTCGCCGGTCGGCTCAGACTGCATTTCCAGTGATGCCTCGCGGGACATATCCACTGCCACGCCGCCGTCATCCGCCAGATAAATATCCGGGGCATTCACCAGCACCAGCTGGTCACCCACGTACTGGGAGACAATCACCGGCAGCCCCTGGAAGGAGCCACCCAGCAGGGTCATGTCCGGGTATTCTTTCTGACCCAGCGCATTTTTACGCATGGACAGTGCCAGGGCATTGGTGCTGGACATCAGCCAGACCGCACCGGTGGGCTGCAGGTTTGCTGCCACAAACTGACCAAACGCGGCCTCTGCATCCGCATCCGGGTTACCGGTTGATGCCATGCCCTTCACATCATGGGTGATGGACGCCGGGGAGACATCTGCCACTGCGGCTTTTTTCGGGTCCACAAAGTCCGTGTCCAGACGCGCCACCACCGCTTCCGCCAGCGCATTACGGACCAGTGCATCAGCAGCCGGACTGGAAAAACGGATCAATTCTTCCGTCAGTACCGCAATGGCCGACACCTTCGCATGACTGAAGGTGATGGATTCAAAATCAAACTTCGTCAGGGGTTTTGCCTTACCCTCACCCACCCAGCCGGCAGCACCGCCGGACACCTGGGCGTGCACACGGATATTGAACGGCACCTGACGAAGTGCAGGGATCCCGCCCTGACCAAATCGCCCGATAATGGTCTGAGGACGCAGGTAATCAATAAAGTCCTGTGCGTATTCCTGATATTCAGACAGGCTGCCTGCCCACTGCGGATCCGTGGTGGTCCCCGCGCCCACTGCCGATTTCAGGACATGATGCAGACGACTGTCATCCGGATACTGACGACGGGCCACTTCCAGGGCTTCAGATCGGACGCCTTTAGCCGCAGCCAGCGATTTGGCAAAGCGGGCGAAGCCAATCCCCTTATCCAGTTTCTGCTCCACACGGATCACCGGCGCAGAAGCCACCGCGGCCACATTCCCGTTACCGGCCTGTTTCACCGGCTGCGCCGTGGCGGCCTTACCGGCTTCCAGTTCACGCAGGCGCTTCAGGTGCGCATCCACCTGACGGATTTCCGCTGCGGTGTTGTCGTAATGCTCTTCCTCCTCCACATCCAGCGTGCGCCCTTCCTCTGCGGCTTTGGTCATGACCTCCTCAAGGGAGGCTGCCAGCGCTGCACGCTTGTTTTCAAAACTTTTAATCTGTTCGCCAATATTCATTATGGTCTTTTCCTTATGAAAAACGGTTGTTGACTGTGCCGCAGCGCCGGCAGAAGATGCGATTTTCACCACCGGTTTCCGGTTGCCGGACGCGGCAGAAAACGGGCGGTCGTAAGATTTAATGGTCCGGATGGTGCATTCCGCATTCGCGGGCACGGTGACGGCAGACACCTCCATCAGTTCCCAGCGCAGAAAATGCAGTCCGCCTCCGTCCAGAAAGGTGTATTCATGGGGACGGAAGCCCACGGACAGCCCCCTGACCAGCCCGGTCTTAATGGCCGCCCAGACCTCATCCAGCCGGGCAGCCAGTTGCGACGGCATATCCGGTACGGGCTTCACCAGTGTTGCCGTGATTTCCAGCCCTTCGCTGACCCGGCGCACCGTACACTGCCCCACCGGGCGGGAATGGTCATGCTGCCAGAGAAACGGGATCGCACTGCCAAACTCCGCGCCCTCCGGCTCCAGGATGTCACCATCCCGATCCGGAGAAGGCGTTGACGCAATCCCGGTGATCACCCGTTCATCCTCACTGAAGGATTTCACCGTCAGCAGGGAACAGGCCCGTTTAAGAGTCACATCAGCCTCCTGAAAATAAAAAAACCGCCGGAGCGGTTCGTGATGGTTACAGTGTGAACAGGGTTATATGAAAAAAACCGCATATTCTTTCTTTTTCGGTTCCGGGTTAAGGGACATCAGGGAGACCGCATTGAACAGCGCCATCAGCGGGTCAATTTTTCCCCGTCCACTGGCCTGTTTGGTGATAAGAATGGCGTTACCTTTAGGCTCCACCCGGGCATTGCCGACACACCAGGCCATCAGGGGCTGGTCACCATGCACCAGCACCCCTTCAGCCAGTTTGCGCTCGGTGGTTTTAATGGCCCCGCCCAGTTTCCAGCCCTGGCTTATCCCCACCACAATTCCGTCGGGGATCCCGGCTTCCGCCAGTGAATCCAGAATCTGCCCCACCCCTGACGGGTCAATACCGATATGGTCCAGTAACTCAGCCTCATGAATGCGACGCACATACTCCGCCACTTCCGCCGTGTCATCCCCGACACGCCGGACAATGGTCATATCTCCACAGGCAACAAGATCCTGAAACCGGGACGCCTCGCTCTTCCGTCGGACCACCGCGGTTTCATGCGCCCAGGCATGGCCCCAGCCCAGCCATTCGCGGGTCTCCCGGTCACGCCCAATCACATACATCCCCAGCAGATCATCCAGCCCTCCGCCGTCAATCCCCACCGTCACCACATCAGCACGACGCAGGATATCGTCCAGGCTGATACAACGGCCCTGCTCTTCCCAGAAATCAGCCCCCGCCCAGCGGTCAGAGCGCAGGGCAAGACCAATTTCCACATTGGCGTGTTTTGACATGAACCCCCGGAATGTCTCTTCACCGGCTTCCCGGGCTTTACGGTACTCCCGGTACAGAAAGGCCTCATCCACCGAATAACCGAGATTCGGATTGACCATGGCGAGGTTTTCCATCAGCAGGTGAGCCCCGCTTTCCACCATTTCAGGAGGGTGTTCAAATATCACCGGCAGAAAGTGCGGATCATTAATTTTGCCGTCGCGCACATCCCGGGCGTACTGCAGTTTCTGCCTGAACACCCCGGCAGGCGGCTCATTCGACTGGGTGGTCGTATACACCACAAACCCTTCCGGGCGGGAGGCAAGGCCGCCTATGGCTTCACGTAACATGTCCTCCGCCTTGTACTGTTTGCCAAACAGCCATAACTCATCAATCAGCGTACCCACGGACTTGATACCGGACACCGTATTCGGATCGGCTGCCACCACCTTAAGGGTGGTGTCCGTCACCCGGTGGGTGATGGTCCGGATATGTGTCTGCACCTGACAGAGGTCATCCAGATCATCGTCCCGTCGTACCATATCCCTGGCAGGATTGAAGGCGTTGGCTGCCACCTCCACAGTCGGGGCCAGAATCGTGTAACCCGCCGCCTGCCGCCAGTTCAGTAACAGCGCCGTCATCATGATCCCGGCGGCCAGTGTGGACTTGCTGTTTTTTTTGGGTATCAGAATGAACACTTCCTTGATATGGCGGACACCGGTCTGCGCATCGTAGGAGCCAAACAGAGCCGCCACCAGGTCAAACACCCACTGTGCACAGGACTCCCCGAACGTCGGGCTCCCCGGTGCATCCACAATCCGCAGTTGTTTAAAAATCGCCAGGGCATGTGCGGCCTGGTCCGGATAAATCGGAGCCGGAATAATCGACAGCCCCTTTTTCAGGCGCTCTGCCCAGTCCGGGCAGGCCGTGCTCCATACAGGTATCATCCGTTGCCCTCATTATCGTTATTCACCACCAGTCGTGGTGGTGGTGGTACCGCAAAACGGTTAGCCGCTTTTTTCGCGGCATCACCTTTTGCCGATTTTTTACCGGCATCGCCTTTTTTATGGTGTGTGAACTGCGCCAGACGCCAGGCCGCATCCAGTGCCAGTTTCGGATCAATGCAGAGGTTTTCCACCAGGATCCGCCCCATGGCTTTCACCGGATCGGGAAGACCATCCTCCATATATTCAATACCAGGAGACATCACCGCGGACGGTGGCATCTCCGGATTGTTTTCGTCCGGCTGTGGTATTGCAGCCGCCTCACGGCGACGGGGTTTATCCTCCTGCTCTGATTTTTTCTGCCGGTAAACAGGAACCTCATCCACCTCCACCGTCTCGCATTGTTTACGGGCTATAAACGCAAGCACCTCCGGATCTTTTGCCAGCTGCGAGCCTTTAACCCTGGCGGTCTTCGCCGAATAACCGGCGGCAATGGCTGACGCTGTTTTGTTTTTCCCGGACATGAGCGCCAGCGCAAATTTTCGTTTTTGCGTTGTCAGCACAGCCTCCTCCCGGGTCCAGAACGCACTCAGCCGGGTATGGTTCAGCCCATTTTTCCCGGCGTCTCATGCCGCAAATGTTAACTGCTGCCTGGTTAACATTTGCTGAAAAAGCCTGTTAACATTTTTTCCGCACAACAAACTGAATAATAAAGATAAAAACCGCAAAAATGCCCGGGCAGCCAGTTAACATGTTAACTGCCCTGAAACGGGAATTTTTTCTCTGCGTGAGAGGGGGCGCGGTGTCCAAAGCGATCGTTTTTTACGCCGGATGATCCCCCCCCCCGGGTCGGGTTACAGTCCGATGATGTCGTCCGCTCTGCCACTACCTCCGGACACCTCCGGCAGCGTCGGGTCCGGCATACCACCCGCCGCTTCACGAGCAGACTTTTGTCGATGGCATTCGGTGCAGAGCGTCCAGAGATTCGTCTCCTCATTACCACCACCGAACTGAAGTGCAATTCGGTGATCAAGTTCACTGTCACAGAGGTCAACCACACGACCACAGATACAGCACTGCCCGGCGTCCCTGAGCCAGATATGACGCTTGAGGGAAACACGTGCACTGCCACTGACACGACGCTGTTCACCCTTCAGAATATTCACCCGTCGGGTATTCAGTGTTTTGATTCTGCTCTGGAGTGTACGAAGCTCAGCCATGTAAAATCCCCGTCATATGACAATCAGTAAAGGAAATAAATATGTCATCGAAAAACCGGACCCGCAGAACCACAACCCGCAATATCCGTTTCCCCAATCACATAATTGAACAAATCAACATAGCCCTTGAGCATAAAGGGTCCGGTAACTTTTCAGCGTGGGTTATTGAAGCCTGCAGGAGAAGGCTGGCAACAGATGCAACGCATCTGCGCCCGGCCAGCATGAAAAATAACGAGAAATGAACGTTCGGTTACAGGAGCAGGTACCCACTGTCCTCCAACAATATTTCATCTTCATATCCGACGGAACAAGACTTACCCTGCCGGGATGTACAGAATAACAACAGAGTGATAATTAATTTCTGATGAAATAATCAGGGTGCAGAAGGACTAAAGATAAACGTTTTCTTCACGCCTTTACACGGCCTGTCCTTCTCAAATCGCCATTTTGCCATCGCCTTTACAACCTGCTCATCAAACAAATGGTGCGGCTCTGAACGGATAAACTCAATTCGGGTGACAGTACCATCAGCACCAATATCAAACTTCACATCAACCCGTCCCTTTATATAATTTGCCGCTGCATAGGCCGGATATTGTGGTAATGCCTTAACCAACTGTCGGGGCATATCTGTTTTATGTTGCGTACAGCCCATAACCAGAGAAGACAACAAAATAATTAACGGAAGATTTCTTTTCATTTTCATTCCCGGCACAGATAAGAATAAGTCTTATTCTAACAATGCCACCCTGTCGGTCATCAATCCTCTGTTTAATGGCAACGACAATTATCCGACTTAAATCACAAATCAGACACATGACATAACAGAGCTTGCGAGGTAACACATCGTCCGGTTTCTTCCACCATCGCACCGGACCAGCGACCATGAGGGGACAACGCCGCGCTCCGTTAACGCGGTAAACCCCGGTGTGTATCGTTTTTGATTATCCCCGCACACTCTCGCAGAGGAGTCTCCCTGTCGGGCTGCGGTCTCTGTTAATGCAGGAATACGGCGACAATACCGCGCATGGATAATAAGGTCGCTCAACACACTGGCTGTAATGCAGCGGATACCATGCGGCATTTAGCGGCATTCATCGTACACTCCACGGTTAGCTCTTCATTCGTGGCATTCACCTGAAAGGTCCGGGAGTGTAATTGCGTACATTTACCACTGAACGAACCTTCAACAAGAACACGACCACGCTGCAAAATACGGAACGGAATTGTTCCCTGAAAAGGTTCTACGGTTACCCGTAATTTCTTCATGTATCCTCCGGATAATAAAAAGCCAGCTTAGTGCACTGAGTGCGGATATAGTCCTGCGCCCCTTCCAGCTGCTTCTGCATTGTCATCAACCGTTCTCTGAGGATGAAATAATCCCGTTCAGCGGTGTCTGCCAGTCGGGGGCCGGTTGCATTATCCACGCCGGAGGTGCCGGTGGCTTCACGCACGGTACCGGGGCAGGTGGCGTTGACCCGCAGGCGCTTACGACCAGCGGCAACGTCAGCGCGCAGAGTTTCATTTTCAGCTCTCGCATCGGCTAATTCCCTCGAGTATCTGGCATCAAGTGCAGCAACATCACGCTGGCGCTGCTGCATATCAGTAATGGTTGCATTTGCCTGCTCCAGCTCACTGACTTTTTTATCGCGCTGCTCTTTGTAGGTGATGGCGTTATCACGGTAATGATTCAGCCCCAGACTAAGCGCACCACAGGCTACCAGCATGACAATAATCACCACACACAGAACACGGTTCATATCACCACCAACGAATTGCCCAGACCAGAACAGCAATGGCCACAATACGAATGGCAAATGCCATTGCCCGAATAAGTTCAGCACTCATCTTTTTAAAGTTCACGATTTCAGCGCAATGACCAGTTTTGCCAGCCCATACAGCATCGGAGACACAGCAATACCAACAGCCACCCACTTAATAGCAAAAGCCAGCGCTCTGCTGATGTCATCAGTCACTGTCACCCCAGCAGCCCCGACGAAGACAACATCACCCAGGCGAGGGACAGAAAAAGAGCAACCAGCATTAGTGAAAATGAAATACCGACAATCACACACAGGACCTTTGCCGGCGTTATGAGTTTGTCTGACATAGCTACCCCTTAATTGCCACAATTAACTGGGATACTACCCATAAAAAAGGGATGCTCCAGACCAGCAAAAATTTCCAGTTTGGTAATTGACTAATCATGAGTCGCAACTCCCTAATCAGTTTGCTAAAATCAATCAAGGCAGCCTCCCATAGCTTACTGCCATAAAAACAAAACCCCGCTTGCTGCCAACAAACGGGGTTTTTACTTTTATTCACTTACATTTTGCCAGTTCGCAGGATTTCGTGTTATCCGTCCGCCTTGGCCAACGTCATTTATTAGCAAAATATTCTGCTTATCTGTCGATTCCCCAGCACGCCAGCGCGCTCTCCTGGTCTCGCCGGGATACCTGACCGTAACAGTTATTTGAGCGAATACGGCAGTCCCTGCCACCGTCCTTAATCCACCAGCGAATCGCTTCGCAGGCACCTTTTCGATCACCAGCATTAATTCGTCTGTAAAACGTCGACGGGAAACACTTACCGGGACCAATGTTGTACGGACAGAATGACGCGATCCCCGCTTTCTGGGGTTCGGTCAGCGGCACTCTGATGTTTTTCTCCACCCACGCCAGCGCTTTATCACGCTCAATGGCGTTAACCTGGTCGCATTTTTCCTTCGACAACTTCATGCCCGGAACGACAGGTTTGCCATCCACCATGATGGCACCACGGCAGATGGTCCAGATACCTGCACCATCACGGTATGCCGTGGTGTGGTTGCCTTCCTTTTCATCCAGAAACTGGTCGAGAATGTCAGGCGCAGGCGCACCAGCGGCAATCAGCGCCAGAACGGCAGCCGACAGGCCGTATTTGATTTTGGTGTTCATGGATATATTAAATATTCAGCCGCTGTCCCTGGCCCACTAAATACGCACTTTAAGATAAGTCAGCCCCGGATGAAGCCAGTAAGCCGGCACTTTTTTAAAGGGTGGAGTATTAAAATCACGAAGAAGAGCCTCCCGCACAATTGCATCCTTATCAGCACCACTGGCCAGCGCTTCAATCTCAGCGGCTACCTGAAGATATCCCATGCAACGGCCAACGCGCTTCATCAGCCCCTGCTTTTTATTGTTCTTCAGGTAATCAATGGCAAATTCAATGAGCTCCTCACTGTGCTGGTGCGATGGAGGTGTTACTTTCCCATTTTCTGAGATGGTTATTTTCCCGGCATCACCGGATACAACAAAGGATGGCCGGTTACACTCCCATTCCAGCTCACTGAAATTATCATTATGAATACTGAAACACTCTGCGAGATTTCTGCTCATCACTTTCCGACAATAATCGTCAAACGCAGCAAACTGCTCATCGCGGCGTTTTTCTTCAGGCCGCTGAAGATGCTCTTTCAACCGTGAAGCGCAGCTTAGATGCGCCGCGCGATCAAGAATAGCTTCTTTCATTTCATCTGCTGCAAGCACCTCATTTTTTGTTGGGGCGCTTTTTTTCAATTCAGCGATATAGCGCTCCAGTTTTTCAATACGTGATTCAACATCATCTTTTTCTGACCGCAGTGTTGACGGCGGCATCTTCAGAGCATCAGTAATTCTTCCCGGTAGCTTTCCTTTGTAGGTTATCAACACATCCTGCGCCTCTAAAATTACGGGGCGCTTTTCCGGCAACGGTTCGTTCCCTTCACATAACCCGGCAGCAACATCCATGAAAAACTGCTTCGCCTGCTTTTTCGCCTCAGCTTCGTAAAACTCCAGCGTGGCACCTTCAGTACGGTCAAGACTAATCGCCACATATGGCAACAACAGTGACGGATACCCACCAATTTCCAGTGCCACAGTAACAGTTATCTTATCCGGGTAATGATTTATCCCTTTAACAACCAGTTCATATTTTTTATTCATCGCTTTACTCTCCCCGGGCCGCCTTACGCCGGTCTTCTTTAATTTTGAAATACAGGTTCGTCAGGTACGTCAGCAGACCAAACAGCAGACTCCCCAGCACGCCTATTGCCGCCCACTGAGACGGGGAAACCCTGTCCAGCAACTGCAGGAACCAGTAGCCCGTTCCCACCGCTGACGTGGTGTATGACACACCTGTTGTGATTTTTTCCATCTGGTACATACCCCGTCTCCCGTACTCGGAAGCTCACAACAACAAAAGGGCCACCAGCTCTTTACTGATGGCCCTGCCCCGCCGTTACAGCATTGTGCCCGGTTCGGGTTGTGTGTCTGTCATATCCGTCACCGGTGACTCCGGCTGAATATCACCATTTTCCGTGGTGACATCTTCCGCCTGTGGTTCCGGAAGCAGTTCCGGGGATGGTTCCGGCTGTGCACCAAGCAATTCATCCAGAATGGCATCCACTTCTGCATCAAGACGCGCCTCAAGGTTCTGCCGAAGTTGCTGTTTCAGTGCGCTCCGGACTTCTTCAGAGCGCAGGACTTCCTTCACTGCCTCAGCAGTGACCAGCGATTTTATTTCTGACATAGGATTTTCTCGTTGAAAGGTGTTGTCAAGAAAGTGACTACGGAATGAGCGGATCTTCAGGTTTGCTTCCGGCTGACTGACTGGCACTGATTTTCTCTGCGGCCCTTTTATCAATCTGCCTGCGCCAGAAATCGCGCACTGCCCTGTACCCACCCGAAAGAAGATACATAACACAGACTGCCGTACAGAAGTACAGCATCACCTGATGAACAAATGTCATAGTTTCTTACCGTTATGGTTGACAATGAGAACTGTTTTCATTTAAAAACCGATATACGAAAGCATCTTTTCTTTACATTCTCCATTGGGATTACCTCCGCCAGCTTCCGTTCCTGCCGCTGGCGGCTTTTTTTGCCGGTTATGATGATGCCCGGCTTTCGTTAACTTTGACTGTGACCGTATCAAGCAGTACCGGATACGTCGCTTTTGCCCCCGTGATATCTGTCAGCGTCAGCGTATCTGCTGTAAAGCCATCATTTGTCCACATCACAAGGTCAAACGCCGTCTGCTCTGTACCATCAATCACCGGAACGACTCTTTCGCTGTTATTTCCCGCAAAGCGGAAAACAACCGTATGCCAGTTATGGTCAAACGCACCAAATGTACCCAGTTGTGCATTCGACGTGCCCTTGTGGTGCATAAGATTCAGATTTGATGCATCCGTCTGAAGGAAGAATGATGCCAGCATACTGTTTGCTGCCGCGCCTGACGCCCACTGCGACACCGGCCAGTAGAGACCAAAGACAAACTGTCCGTTCACCAGTTCGCTTCCGTCCGGAATTTTGAACCGTACGGCAATTTCACCCCCCTTGCTGAGAAGATTTTTTGCCTCCTCCACTGCAACAGTACAGAACATTTTCCAGGACGTCAGTTTACCGGGCTGTTTTTCCAGTCGCAGCGCTTTCCGTCCACCGTCATCAGTCACAGTGCCTTTGCCACCGGCAGCCCCCCACTGCTGCTCTGTCCATACACCATTTCCACTGTTCGCATCATATTCAGCCACCGTCCTGGTACTGCTCACGGCCTCATCATGACCAGTACCAGCAACACCGCCATCCTGCGGTTTCTCAACACCCGGTACCCCCGGACTGACATCATCACCGGGAGTTGTACCACCCGACTGCGGTGCGCTCTGCCCGGTAAGGAACGATAATGTCCGCCCGGCGTACTGCAAAATGGCACCTGCCAGGCGGTCTGAAACAAGGCCTCTTCGCGCCCATGAACTGAAGTGCGTTTTACGATCGGCTGACGTCCAGTTACTGGCAGTGCGTGACGCAGCGCCATAGTATCCCGCCGGGATAATGTCCGGATCTTCTGACGGCTCGTTTGTCGGCACATTCACACCATGCTCATCCGTCATCAACGGCACAAAGTGAATATTCTGCGCAGCTTTGCCTTTATACCCACCGTAAACCGCCTCATACGGCGCTGCATACCTTTCCTTCCAGTAGTACGTGGTATCACCGCAAATCCACGGGACGCTGGCCGTTGTCCCGCCAGTACACTGCTCTGCCACATCTGCCAGTTCCGTACGGAACTGATTTACCATGGCAAGGAAAAGCGCATTGTGTTCTGCATGTCTCCCCGAACTGACATCTTTTTCTCCCTGCATCCAGATCACTGATAACAGCACGTTCTTCGGATTTTTCTTCAGGGCCGCACGGGTTCTGCTGACCAGGTCATAATACAGCGGTTTATCCGCCCCCCACAGGGACGAGCCTGCGGTCGCTCCCGACGCTGCGTTAAACGCCCCCTCGGCCCCCGCAGTAAATCCCGAATCGCCACGGCCACATGGAACAAGAAGGATACCCGCATTCGCAGGCATAAACGGCAGCAGCTTTTTGCCAACATGCAGAGCATGCCCCACACAACCGTACTGCCCTTTATTAAGGTCCGCTTCAGGATGATTCAGGTTACTCATATCCTGCACATCATGCAGACAGTGGTCTGCCGGAATGATGTCGTTATATTTACAGGCGGCACCACCCGGCGTCACCGTACTGCGACGCGCCAGCTGTTTAATACGCGGGTCCGGACGGTCATATGTCTCCGGCAGCGGCAGCCCTTCACCAAAAGACATTGAGTTTGACTGCCCCGCCAGAACAACAACAAAGTAATACTCCGGTTCGCTGGTGGTGCTGATAACTGTGCCTTCTCCATCCGACGGCTTCACCACCACAGGTGTGGTGACATCACCTTCCGCCGCAATGGCCTGCATCAGGGTATAAGGCGTGATGGCGACAGGGCTGCCAAATGGCTGCCACCCCTCCTTCAGTTTTTGTGTCAGTCGCTCCGCAAGGTCTGACGGCGACGCCGCCCTGACCACATCGTAGTGTTTAAATGTCATGAATCCTCCCGGTCGGGATAATGTTGTGAGTCAGATGAGGGGCGGGCTGAAGTCCGGAAGTTACAGGACAATGGCAGGAGGAAGACTACAGCCCGCAATACGAAAAAGGCCGCGCAGTTGCGCAGCCTTATGAATTCTGGTTAAAATCCATTCGATTATAAAAATGTATATCTCATGCTGTTGCCCGAACCCACTCGGGCTTTTTTTTTGCCCACAAGAAAGCCCCTCCGGAGAGGGGCTGGAGAGTGGCGCTATGTGCCATTGCATGGTGCCGGGTGCCTCCCGGTGAGTTCAGCCCGGTGACACTAAACCCGCATATTCTCGCTTACGATCATCAAAGAGATCATACCGTTCACCAGTCGCCCCTCCGCACAGGGGGATTCACCATGCGAAATTTTTTTAACAAATGCTCAGTCTGACAGGCAACTGTCAACTTACTGAATTGTGAGGAATTTAACACTTCACAGCACAATATCTTTCCAGCGCCCCAAAATCATCAGGACAGGAGAAAATCTTCTCCCCCTGTCAGAGTTTAAAATCCAGCACGCCATTTCTAAATGCTTTATATACTCCTGAAGACGGTGGTGATGGTATATCAGCATTCTTTACTGCATTCATCGCTTCACGACATAAATCGGGATCACCGCTTTCTCTTTTAACCTGTAGCAGAAGACCATTCGGGGCCATATACATTCTCAGTGAACACTCTTTTCCTGAATACTTACTCGCATCCTTTAACTGTTCTTCTATGGCTTTCCTGACCTGAATGGCATACTGCCTGATTTCTTCACTGGCATCAGGGGTACGTTCCGATGAGCTCAAATTTTGCGACTTTATTAATTTATCTGAGTGATACAGAGAAGCATCATAATTATTTGTCGATACATCTTTTGTGCAGCCAGTTGTCAGACTGGCTAATATCAAAACAAGAACTGGTACAGCACGGCAATACATTTATCCATCTCCATATTAACAAGAACAATTATCTATAAAATATAGTAAATATGCGGGATCCGGGAGGACTTGTAACTATCATCTCCGGATCAGCATGTAGTTTTTATTTTTCCGGATGATATATGCCGCAATAATACCCCTGCATACAGATGCCTGCAAATATCTACGAAGCATCCGGCGAGAATAAACAAGGAAGTCTGAGGCTATCTTATATGATAGCCTGTTGCTCAAAAGACAATGATTCACTCATCAGAACCAACAACGCATAATGCAGATAATGGACCGCCATCGAGGACTCGAACCCCGCGCAGCCAGCTTCGAAGGCTGGCGCTCTATCCCGATGAGCTAATGGCGGTATGTGATATGGTGGCCCTTGCTGGATTTGAACCAGCGACCTGGCGATTATGAGTCGCTCGCTCTCACCACTGAGCTAAAGGGCCGGGCATAGGATAATAACGGTACGTAACTAATTCTGCAATATCATCCGTTCTGACTGACTAAATTCTGAACTTCCCTGACCGTCTGCTCAAAACGCTCAGTCTCCAGCTCAACGCCAGTTGCACGACGTCCCAGCGCTATCGCTGCTTTGACTGTCGAACCTGACCCCATGAAGAAATCTGCAACCAGGTCACCCGGACGACTGCTCGCGCTGATTATCTGCTGCAGCATTTCTGCCGGTTTTTCGCACGGATGTTTCCCGGGATAGTACTGCACCGGTTTATGCGTCCACACATCGGTGTACGGCACCTGCACCGTCACACCAAAATACCGCCGCAGATGCTTATATTCACTCTGCAGTTCCGTATACTACCGGTTCAGTTCACTGTATGTGCTGACCAGTTGGTGATGTGGCTTTTCCAGTTCTCCGCGCTGATGCTTCTCTTCTGCCACCCGGGCAAACAGCGCCTGTAATTTCAGATAATCGCTTTCGTCCGGTAGCTGCCACTGGCTGGCACTGAACCAGTGCGACACCATGTTTTTCTTTCCTGTGGCATCAGCAATCTGTTTTGCCGTTATCCCCAGGGCAGCACGCGCATCACGAAAGTAAGAAATCAGCGGGGCCATCACATGCTGTTTCAGTGCCCTGCCCTTCGCCTCATACCCGGCATCTTTCGGGCGATACGGCCCCTGATAATGTTCCGCGAACAGAATGCGCTCTGTGGCGGGGAAATATGCCCTCAGGCTTTCCTTGTTGCACCCGTTCCAGCGTCCGGACGGCTTCGCCCAGATAATATGGTTCAGCACATTGAAGCGTTCACGCATCATGATTTCAATGTCAGACGCCAGGCGATGGCCACAGAACAGGTAAAGACTTCCGGCAGGTTTCAGCACCCGCCAGAACTGCGCCAGACACTGGTCCAGCCATTTCAGGTAATCATCGTCGCCCTTCCACTGGTTATCCCAGCCCTCAGGCTTCACTTTAAAGTACGGCGGGTCCGTGACTATCAGGTCAACAGAATTTTCGGGTAACGACCGGATAAATTCCAGGCAGTCGGCGTTGATTAACTCACAACTGGATATTTTTACAGTATTAAGCATGGATCATTAAGCCTGTCTCTGATAGGCTCATTCTGCTTTTGCGCAAAGCAGTGGGCCTGAGGTTTGCTTGTGATCCGGACGCATGAGCAGATGGCTGGTGAGTGCCCCTAACACCCACCAGCCGCCCATTTACCACAAATAAAAAAGCCTTCAGGACTGAAGGCGTCTGTAACAACCGAACTGATAGTCTGCCAGTCCCGCCATAACAAGCTGGGTCAGTATTAACTGGCAGCGTTCACGTGAAAGGTAAGTATTCTGCGCAATCTCCCCGACTGTCGCCGGTTCGGTGGCACTTAATTCATTAAACACCACTCTGGCGGTTTCGGTCATATCCTGCTGTTTCAGCATGTCTTTTTCCCTTTTCCGGTTAACGTGACACACCAATAACTCTTGTCGAAAAAGCCAGCAAGCTGAAAGACAGGTATTCACCGCCACCAGCGCGTTTACTGTACTGACGCGATTTCAGTCATAAAAAACCCGCCAGGCGGCGGGGTGTAAAAAATCTTCTAACGTCAGGCATAAAACGCCCATCGTTAGGGCAAATTTACCACAGATTCGGGAAAAATCAACAACACTATCGCGTTACCCTCTTTAACTGCCGCTCCGCCCATGCCTCTTCAATGTCAAACCGAACCACCAACGTATCGTAAAAGCGTTTCACTGATTTTTTCCACGTATCAAGCGTGATAGCACTCGTCACTTTGCGTATGGCATTAAATGCCTCCGTTGATGGTAGTCTTTCACAGCCACGACCACCACAACGCTGGCAGTCTCTGATAACAGGCATACCACGTTTTACCGACTCTTCACGATGAATGGCGACACCACGCCCACGGCAGTCTTTACAGGCAGTGGAAATCTCCCCCTTCCCTTTACATTCAGGACAAGAAACTTTCACCACCTCCCGAATTTTTTTCCATTCTTCCCAGTAAGACGGATACACACCTTTCGTACACTTTGCCCATACTGGCGGCTTGCCATCCGGATACTGAACCTTGTTTGTAAAAACTTCGCCTTCAATAAATTTTTCCCCTCGGCAACAGGGGCACTGCTTTTTACTCGCTGCGCTGCGGGCATAATCCTCAAAAGCGTACGAAGCCATAATGCGCATCACTACCGGTTTTATTTCTGCCGGAAGTTTTCTCAACGCCGCCACACGATCGCACCGACTGAGTGCATATTCTGTCAGCAATTCTGTTGCCCGCTCTCTGTCATTCATACTAATGCCCATTTTCCCCAGGAACGCAGAAAACCCCATCTCAGCCCGATTCTGTGTCATGCCCTGCGCGGCCATCACATCAGTGATACTCAGCGCATCTTTCGACGTTGAGGCCGATGCATCAGTCAGGCCGGGGGATTTTGGGGAGTAGTATTTCGGTAAATCTTCCAGTTTCATTTTTTGACCTGCCCTTCAAGCATTATGGGGTAAATCTTCACCCCCAGACGTCCACCAGATACTGGCTGAGCACGAACGATATTGATTTCATCAAACTGCTCATCGTCCATTAGCAACCCCGCATGCGTCAGCGCATCCAGCGGCGCTTTCAGAATATTGTCCAGGTCACGGCGGCGCTTATCCGGTGGTTCTGCAATAATTTTTATTGCCAACCGTCCGGACAGGCTTAATTTCAAGCGCTGCTGGCGAACAATAAGCGCCACTGCCCGGCGATAACGCTCCCCGGCTTTTGATACAAAATATGTGCTGCCACGGCGTCGCCAGTAAGTGTTCACCGTCGGCGGGTAAGGTAAAACCAAATCTATGAGCATCAGTCACCTCTTTTACCCAAGCACGCCAGTTGCAAAGGCGTGATCAAGAAAACGAAAAATTAAATCAACCTGAGAACCATGCTTTTCTTCGAACGCCAGCGGATCCGCATGAAGTTCGTTGTGATGTTCCCGGCACAACGGTAGCGTGAAAATATCGTGGGCCTTTGTTCCCATCCCTCCCTGACCGTGACCAATCAGGTGATGGGGATCGTCGGCTGGCTGACCACAACACGCACACGGCTGTGTCTTCACCCAGCGTTTGTATTTCTCGTTAACCCAGCGGCGACGTTTAGGTCGTTTCATGAAAGATTCCGGAGACTCAGGATCAACGGCAATGCTGACCACCGTCTTTTCCTGTGGTGGGTTCTGTTGCTGGTGGGCGTGAGGCAGCGGCGCAAGATTTTTTGTGCGCTGTTTCAGTATGCTGGTGGCGGTCTGCTCTCCCGGTACGATGTCGCTTTCACGGTACATTGAGCGGATTTTTTCCGCACGCAACCCCAGCGAACGACGTAATACCGCTTCCGGTAGCGCGTCCGCCACCTGATTGCGGACCGCCCACCAGGATAATTCAGCCAGAGATAATTCACGCTCCTGCGTACCGCTTATTGCGTGACCGATGACGTCAATCATCCATGCTGACAGGTTTTGATGAGCAAGTTGCTCGAGTGATTCGGATGTCTGGTCACGCAGCTGGTTGTCGCAGTGCCAGCACAACACCATTGCGCCGGTACCATAACGGTGAATGACGGTTTCACTGTGGTGATAATCGCCGTGTGGCCACTGGCAGGATTTAACATGCCGCAGTAACCAGTCAGACAATGCGCCAGCGCCACCAGCAGCACGAATCACTCGTTCGTCGCTGAAAAATGGCAGTAATGATTTATCCTCCGCCAGCGGCTGGCGAACGGCAGGAACGACCCCGGACGGCAGATTACGCATGCTTTTCGGTTCCGGCTCCACCAGTACCCGGGTATTGTGGAATACCGGCATGGATTCACGGCCCGGCTTAACGATCACCAGCCCGAGTTCCGGTACCAGAACAGGTCGAAGTAATACCCGCACGTTACCTCCAGATGCGTTGCTGGAATGTGCGGGACAGACGCGGTGGGCGTTCGGAGTAAGGAAGCCTGACTGAGATTATCCAGTGACGGTAGTCGAGACTAAGGGCTTTCTTAACCTCGTATCCGCGCCTGCGGTAACACTGAATTATCCATTCAGCCTGCTCTTCAGTGCATGGAGGGTGCTGGAACCATTCAGACTTGAATGCGTGAGAATACCGCTCGTGCGTGTGGGCAAGAACGGTCGAATTATCATGTTTGTAATATTTTACGTTGCGTGCCATCGGTTTTCTCCGGTGGCACGGTGTTACTCAGCGGGAGTTCAGCCCCGCGCAAGATTGTAGATGAGTTTATTCTTCTGCAAAAGCTGAAAAGCCTGCTTTTATTCCGATCTCTTTCAGTGCCTGTAATGAAGTGACAAACTCACCTTCGCGCAAGATAAATCCGTCCGTGACCCGAGCATCCACAAAATTAATTAACGCAGCCCCATTCTTTCGCAAACACAGAATGCGGTAATGACTAACAATGTTTCCATTTTCAACGCACACAGCATAGAGGCCATCTTCACAAAAAATTTTACGCAGTTCTTCGATGTTCATCATCAGAATCCTTCCGGATAATTAGCTCTCCCCTTTAAGGGACCATCCCTCTTATCCCTGCGCGCTACTTAAGTATTTTTGATTCTATTCCGGCACCGTCCAGAACTTCAAACGCGTTGAAAATAAAAACAAAAACCCGCCGAAGCGGGTTAAGTGCGGGTGCGTTGAGGATGCCTGCCACATCAGAGGTGGCGAGGGATTTATCCCTCGCCGGGTCTCTTACTCCTCAGGTTCGTAAGCTGTGAAGACAGCGACCTCCGTCTGGCCGGTTCGGATTCGTACCTCGCAGAGGTCTTTCCTCGTTACCAGTGCCGTCACTATGACGGTTAAACAGATGACGATCAGGGCGATTAACATCGCCTTTTGCTGCTTCATAGCCTGCTTCTCCTTGACCTTTCGGTCCGTAAGAGGCTAATCTCTATGTGTCGCATAGATATGGCCTCAGATTAATGTTAAGCGTCTTGCAGGACGCGTAATGTTAACTGGGGCTTTTCTCTATCTGCCTTTTGGTGTTCATGCCTGAGACAGATAGCCTCAAGCACCCGCAGTTATTCTACTTAACTAAGATTTCCCCGCAAACCGTTTTTGTCCGGCACAGTAAATATCCAACTAAACCAATGGCGTTCGCTGTATTTACCGCCAGTATTCAATGCACATGACCGCCATGAACACCCCTAAAAAAAGGGCATTTATATGTCCAAACATTAATATCAAAACATCAATTTTTTCCATATACCTTGCTGTGAAGATGATGGGCATACATGATGCGAACAACCAGAACGCAACAAACAAAAACTGCAATGCGTTTTTCATTATTCCCCCTACAATCAATGTGCAATAACATTTAAACACACCTCAATTTGGCCGGACATATAAATATCTAAACCAGAAAAAATCACTTACATAGCGTTACAAACTCTTTAGTCTAAATATTCATCGTAAAACATCCTCCACGCTTATCAGTCCATTTCGTTTCAGGTAATCCATCGCCTTCTCCGGTAATTTGCAGTCCGGCTGAGCTTTTTTCAGTTGACTGACCAGTCGTTTAACCCACATTGTTAATTCGCTAACCTGATTGCCGGATGCTGGTGGATTGTCGGCTTTACCCAGAATGGCAGCGCAGCAGGCCTCTCTGAGCACCCAGTCAACAGCATCCTTCCATGCTCCTGTTTCGACTGGCGGATTCTCACGCTTTACCTGTTCATAAAAGCGCACGGCTTTAACCAGTCCTTCTGATGTCACCGGGACTGGCGGGCCGATGAATAAGGCCTGAATTTCATAGTTCGGCCTGTCGTTACAATCCTCTTTTGTCGGTACATATTTCCAGTCACCAGCCCACGGCTTCCCCTGAAAGTCTGTAACGTCTTTTTTCACGTAGCGATATCGCCATGCAACTGGTTTTGCCTGCCCTGCCGTTTCATGCCCTTCCTGATAATTAATCTCGCTCATTCATCGCCCCACTCATCACAATATGCTTCGACCGGAGTTTTTCCTGCTTCATAATCATCACGCCATGCTTCAGCATCAGCAGCACTGCCACCACGTAACTCTGCATAGTCCATTAACAGTTCATGCCATGCTTCAAAACTGACGTTGTATTTAGTTGAACCAAAATCAGCCATTTTGCTCTTCCTCTTCGTCTTTTATTTCGTGATATGAGTAATTGCAGTAGTTAAAGAAAATATCTTTTGCTTCGTCATGTATTTCATCAGGCGTCGGGTAATGCTGCCAACTTACTGATTTAGTGTATGATGGTGATTTTAAGGTGCTTGCGTGGCTTCCATTTCCATCAGATGTCCTTCCTGCTCCGCTACTGAAGGCGTGGTGCGTAACGGCAAAAGCACTGCCGGACATCAGCGCTATCTCTGCTCTCATTGCCGTAAAACATGGCAACTACAGTTCACTTACACCGCCTCTCAGCCCGGTACGCACCAGAAAATCATTGATATGGCCATGAATGGCGTCGGATGTCGCGCCAGTGCACGCATTATGGGCGTTGGCCTCAACACGGTTTTACGTCACTTAAAAAACTCAGGCCGCAGTCGGTAACCTCGCGCATACAACCGGGCAGTGATGTGATTGTCTGCGCTGAAATGGACGAACAGTGGGGCTACGTCGGTGCTAAATCACGTCAGCGCTGGCTGTTTTACGCGTATGACAGGATACGGAGGACTGTTGTGGCGCACGTCTCCGGTGAACGCACTCTGGCCACACTGGAGCGTCTTCTGAGCCTGCTGTCGGCCTTTGAGGTCGTGGTATGGATGACGGATGGCTGGCCGCTGTATGAATCACGCCTGAAGGGAAAGCTGCACGTTATCAGCAAGCGTTACACTCAGCGCATTGAGCGACATAATCTGAATCTGAGACAACATCTGGCAAGGCTGGGACGGAAGTCACTGTCGTTCTCAAAATCGGTGGAGCTGCATGACAAGGTCATCGGGCATTATCTGAACATAAAACACTATCAGTAAGTTGGAGTCATTACCTTATGACCGATGAAATCCCGTTAGATGATGCACTGTTACAATTGCGGGAATTTATCGACGAAAACTCCGGTGAATTTTTTGTTCAGGTCTGGGGAAATGGAGCCAACTTCGACAACACGATTTTGCGCCGTTCATACGAACGGCAGGGGATCCCCTGCCCGTGGCGTTACTACAACGATCGCGATGTACGCACAATCGTTGAGCTGGGGAAAGCCATAGACTTCGATGCCAGAACGGCTATTCCATTCGAAGGTGAGCGCCATAATGCACTTGATGACGCCCGTTACCAGGCAAAATACGTTTCAGTTATCTGGCAAAAACTGATCCCGAATCAGGCTGATTTTTAATGTTCAACCCCGGTCGTTGCCCACCAGCTATAGTGGCGGCGACCATGATTAGCGAACGACGCTCATGGCAAGACTTATTCTGCTCACTGAGTGGGCAAAAGAGGAATTCAGTGAACCGGTCCCAACTCCGAGTACGTTAAGTAAATACGCTAAAGCCGGAATGATATTTCCTCTCCCCAAAAAAGTTGGAAGACGCTGGCGAGTGGATCCGCAAGCTCGCTTTGTCGGAATGGTAAACAAGCCGGAGGTGATCGCCACAGATCACCCTGCTTTGAAGAGGATACTGGAAGATGGCGCGCCCGCGAAAATATAAAACCGATGTTCCGGGATTATCTCCGTATTTTGACAAAAGAAATAACAAAGTTTACTGGCGTTACAGGCATCCCATAACAGGCAAAAATCACGGTCTCGGCAGTATTGACCAGAAACTGGCAGAAACTATTGCAGCAGAAGCGAACAGCCGTCTTGCCCGGCAGCAAATGGAACAAATGCTCAGTCTGCAGGAGAAAATTATTAGTGATACCGGCGGTTCATCAACCGTTACCATTTTTCTGAATAATTACAGAAAAATTCAACAGGAAAGATATGAAAACGGCGAGATCAAACTCAACACGCTGAAACAGAAAGCGGCCCCTCTCAGGGTATTTGATGAACGTTTTGGCACCAGACCGTTAGATGCCATAACCGTAAAAGATGTGGTATCAGTACTGGAAGAGTACAAGGCCAGAGGACATAACAGAATGGGACAAATTTTCAGGAAAGTACTGATCGATGTTTTCCGGGAAGCTCAGCAAACGGGCGATGTCCCGCCAGGCTTTAACCCTGCAGAATCGGCAAAAAAACCGCAGGTGCGGATATCAAGACAGCGACTGACTTTTGATGAGTGGATGATGATTTATAACGCAGCGGAAAAGGATGGTTACTTTTTACAGCGCGGTATGCTGCTGGCACTGATGACAGGCCAGCGCCTTTCAGATATTTGCAAAATGCAATTTTCGGATATCCGGGATGGTTATCTTCATGTCGAACAGCAAAAAACAGGAACCCGGATTGCCATCCCTCTGGCTCTGCGTTGCGATAAATTAAATCTCACCCTGGATGATGTGGTGTCATCCTGCCGCGATTGCGTTCTTAGTCCGTGGCTATTGCACCACCATCACGCGAAAGGGACAGCTAAGCGCGGCGGGATGGTTAAGCCAGCAACATTAACCGTTGCATTTAAAAAAGCCCGGGATTCTGTGGATTACAACTGGCGTGCTAATGGCACCCCTCCCTCTTTCCATGAGCAGAGATCTTTATCAGAGCGATTGTTCAGAGAGCAGGGGGTTGATACCAAAATTTTGCTAGGCCATTCGCATCAAAAAATGACCGATATTTACAACGACGCACGCGGTAAGGAATGGAAAAAACTGGTCATTTGA